ACAACTGGAAAAGTCTAAGGAGTCAAAAAAATGATTATAGAATATAAAATGCACATGACCGCAGGTGGAATGAGAACACCTGAATGGATAGAAGACGGTGGTTATTTCTCAGATGCCGCTACAAATACTATGGTTGGTTGGTCACCAGAGGAAGCTGATCGGGAATATTATGTTCCTGATACAGTCACAACTATGACAGAGGCTGAGTTAAAAACTAAGCTTTTGGCAATGCACTCAGCTAACAAATTTCAAAAGCAAGCTGATGATGGAACAATGTCAGATATGACAAATGCAGAAGTCAATACTATGGCGGCTGAATGGGTTGCAGCTAGGTCATAATTAAATGTTTGGATTTGCGCCAGTTGCATCAGCACCTATTGCAGACGATGGGGTGCGCCAAATTGCAGTTACACCAAGCAGCATTGTCTTGGGAACACCTGCAATTGGCTCAGTTACATTTACGCAAGTCCATTCATTAACAGCGACATCAATTGTTTCTGGAACACCAGTAGTACAAAATAGTGCCGCAAGTGTTATTTCAGTTATTACAGCAAGCTCATTGCTTACTGGTGCTTCTTTGGTTGCAAACACCTCAATTGCATCACAACACGCATTACTCTGTTCAAATGTAGCCTGTGCGCCACCACAAGCCGCTTCTAGTGCCTTAACGCAAAATCATGAGCTTGTAGCTCAAAATATTGTAACAGGCTCTCTCAGTGCGCCTACAATCAATATGGGTGAGGATGAAACGCTTACAACACCGTCAATTACGACAGGTGTTCCGTCTGTTCCACAATTATCATTAACAGTTGCCCAATCTTTGACAGCATCAAATGTTGCTTCAAATGATCCTGTTGTTGCATCTGTTGGAATGACAGAAGATGAAACCTTAGTCGCTTCATCTATTGCATTGGGATTACCTGTTGTCGGCTCTGCAAGTATCGTGGGAAGTCATACACTTACAGCCTCAAATGTATTATCAGGAACGCCATTAGCAAATAATGCTAATATGGCTGAATATGAAACCTTTACTACAGCCGATCTTAATGCAGGTGAACCTCAAGTTGGAACTCCAAGCATTGTTTCGGAGCAAACATTTTCACCAACATCTATTGAAAGTTCTGCATCAAGCGTTGCTTCATCTGCAATAACACAAGAACATTCTTTAGCTTGTTCAAACGTAGTTTCAAATACACCTATTGCTGAAAGTCCAACTCTTATAATTGTTGTGCCTTTAACTGCAAATAATACGGAAACAGGAAATCCAGTTGTAGGTTCTACAGCTATTTCTCAAGTCCATGATTTAACTGCTTCATCAATTGTCTTGGGGACGCCAATTATTCCAAGCATTAACATGGCAGAAGATGAAACATTCTTAGCAAATAATGTTGCATCTGGAACTCCAAGCGTTGCTACAACAACAATAGGTCAGGTTGATGCTCTTACAGCAAGCAATGTATCAACAGGAAATCCAGTTGTAGATCAAACAACAATGATTGAAGCAGAAACACTTGTACCAGTAAGTGTTGTATCTGGCACACCTTCATTGCCGACAAATATATTCCCTGCAATCCCAGAAGGTGAAATGATTGCAGCCCCAACAATAAGTGGAAATCCAAGCGTTGGTTCGCCAGTTGCAATAATAAGAATTACTTTAACTGCAAATAATGTGGTTAGCGGAACGCCAACATTGCCAACATTAGTTTATGATATAGGTTTATCGCCAAGTCTGGTAAAAGGAACATCAGGATCAAATAAAGTCGCGTTGGATGCAAGTGTTAATTCAGTATCGCTTGATGAAGCAGGTACAAATGTTATCGGTGGATAGGAGAAAAAAATGTCATTTACTATAAAAAAAGGTAATACTAGTCCTTTTCTTGTTGCGACATTAAATGACTCAACAGGAACAGCTTTAGATTTAACAGGTGCAACTGTTGTTTTTGATATGGGTGATTTAGATGGAAATAGTGTTGTTTCTAATGGAGCTTGCACAATCATCGGAGAAGATACTGGTCGAGTTAGGTACGGATGGGTTGCAAATGATACAGCAAATGCAGGTATATTTAGAGGAGAATTTACGGTTACTTTTGCAAGTGGACGAATAGAAACATATCCAAATTCAACAACGATCCGTATAAAAATCAAAGACAGTGTTGGATAGATGAAACTAATGGATCAATATATGGGTTATGTGATCGCTGTTTCTACAGCACTTATTGCAGGTATTTGGTGGTTAATGAATAATATTTTAACCAACAAATCAGAAATAAAATTATTAAAACATCAAAATGATATAACAAATAAATTACTTGATGAGTTGCGTAGTGATCAAAAAGAAATGAGGCGCGACATTCAGAGTTTGCTTTCAAAGTAGGTTTGAGATGATTGATCCTATTTCATGTGTCACATTGGCGGCAGGGGCATTTAAAACTTTGAAATCTGCCGTTGCGGCAGGGCGCGATTTGCAAGATTGCAGTTCACAATTGGTTACTTGGGGTCGTGCAATGTCCGATTTCAATAACTGTGAGGAGAGAGAAAAAAATCCACCATTCTGGAAAAAAACCTTTAAAAACAGTGACTCAGGGATAGCATTAGAAATTTTCGCTCAACGCAAGAAGGTCGAGTCTCTCCGTGCCGACATGAAGGAATTTGTCACATGGCATTATGGAAAATCTGGCTACGAAGAATTGCTTCAGATAGAGGCGCAAATGCGTAAAAAACAACGCGAGGAAGTGTATAAAAAACAACAACAGATAGATGCTATGATTAATTTTGCAATAGGCGCAGTAATTTTTGGAGTAGGTGCGGCTATATTATTCGGAATATTTTATTTCTGGGGAAGCAAGCAAGGTAGGTGGTAAATGTGGGTATTACTTTGGGTGCAATTATCAACAGGTGGATTTGAACATTATCACGTTGGAAGCTACACCAAACAAGAGGTGTGTGAGATTGCTAAAGAAGACGCTAAAGTTCTTGTCACAAGCGATAAAGCAAAAGTGGTATGTATTAAAATAGAGTTGTGACACTTAAAGAATTTCGTGGAAAATATATTGTATATGACAAAAACGGTATAGTTGTTATAATTACGCGAGATAAGAAAATAGCGGTAGGTTTTGCAAGGTCGAAAAAATGACAGAGTTTGATAAGGCAGATAAGAACGGTGATGGAGTTATTCAACGCAAAGAGTGGAACGCTCTGACCCTCGAAGACCGAAAACTTGAGATGATTGACAGAGACTTAAAGCGCAATGCGGAGCGTAGATACACAGGCTTTGCACTGGCAGGGATGTTAATTTATCCATTTATAATATTACTAGCTTCAGTGCTTGGATTTGACAAAGCAGCAAGCTTAATTACAGATATTGCCAGTGTTTACGTCATTGCAGCTTCAGGGGTAGTAGCTGCATTCATGGGTTTCAATGCTTACAGTGCAAAGGCTGAAAGTAAGAAAACCAGTATTCAAATGGAGGAAAACTAATGATTGATTTACTTGGGAAGCTTGTTGACCCAGTGAGTAATATTCTGGACAAGGTAATTCCAGACAAAGATTTAAAAGCAAAACTCAGTCATGAAATAGCAACAATGGCAGAGAAAAACTCTCAGGCTTTGTTGATGCAGCAGTTGGAGATATTGAAAGCTGATGCAAAAGGTAATTGGTTTCAGGCTTCTTGGCGTCCACTTATCGGTTGGATTTGTGGTATATCATTGGGAATAAATTACATGGTCGCACCGATTGCTTTAGGGTTTGGTTTTGAAGTTCCGCAAGCTGATATGTCAGTTATGATGCCCTTGCTTTTAGGTATGCTTGGGATCGGTGGGATGAGATCATTTGATAAGTTAAATAAAACGGACAGCAAAAAATGAAAGTAAACATTGGATTGACGTTTGCAATGATCGTTCAATTGGTTGCACTGGTATGGTATATCAGTGGCCTTGTTCATGATTTAGAACATTTGCAAGGAACTGTTTCAGCGCAACAAGATTTTCTTGAATTAATAGATCAGGATGTAAATGATCTTTGGAATTTTTGCACCTTCACAGAAAACAAATGGGCTGAATCATATACGGATGACATGGTTTATCAGAGAGTTTGCGGAACAAAAGAAGTAATCAGTGAGTAGGCATACTTCCAGAAGAGCTTTAAGGAATTTATGTTATATGAAAAGATTTCAAGTAGCACATATCACTTTTGAGATAGACGAAAAAGAAAATACTTTTGCACTGATAGCAGGTGAAGCTGTAAATGCAGGTCAAAGAAAGCCTCTATTCAGTGGTGTAATGACTGAAATGATGGGAACGGAAATGAGAATTTTAGGAAATGAAATCGAAGAAATTTTTATGAGAGGTCAAAAGGACTGATGTTTACTTACTTTGTAAAAGATATAGTCAGGGTTGTTGATGGTGACACTGTAGATATAACTATTGATCTTGGTTTTGATTTAACAAAAAAAGAACGTGTCCGATTGTCGGGTATTGATACACCTGAAAGTAGAACAAAAGATTTAGCCGAAAAACATTTAGGTCTTGAGGCTAAAGCATATCTAACAGATCTTCTTGTAGGTGCAGATGATTTAGTAGTTAAGACAGAAAAAGATGGAAAATTTGGAAGAATGTTAGGTGAGTTCTTTAATAATAAATTTTCTGTTTATTCGATAAACCAACAACTAATTGATGAAGGTTACGCTTGGGAATATGATGGTGGGTCTAAAGAGAAAGATTTGCAAATACTTATAGATAAGAGGAGTAAATCATGAGTGAGGCATTAAAACGACTTCAATCTAAATGTGGTACTAAAGCTGATGGGAGTTTCGGAAGGATGACTGCTAAAGCAGTTTGCAATCATTATGTCTTAAACGCAGAAAGAGGAGCGCATTTTTTAGGTCAGCTTGTTCATGAGAGTGGAACTTTTCAATATGTCGAGGAAAATCTAAAATATAGCAAAAAGGGAATTTTAAAAACTTTTGGAAAATATTTTAAAACGGAGTCCGAAGCAGAAACTTGTGAGCGTAATCCGCAAGCATTAGCTGATCGTGTATATGGAAACCGTTATGGAAATTCGGCTCAAGAAGGTTATTTATTTCGAGGAAGAGGTTTCATTCAATGCACTTTTCGTGCAAATTATGAACAGTTTGCAGCCGATATGAACCTGCCTCAAATCTTAGATGATCCTGATCTTGTATCCACAGATTACCCTATGGAAAGTGCTATTTGGTTTTTTAATCGAAAGAAAATATGGTCGATCTGTGATGAAGGTGTCAATAAAGAAACCATTGAAAGAGTAACAAGACGTATCAATGGCGGTGTGAACGGACTGAAGCACAGACAAGAAGAAACTTACAAAATATATGAATGGTTAAAATGAAGACCTCAATTGCATACACAGGTAAGCTTTCCCAAAGACAATTAGTAAGGTTAGGCGGTCTAATCGCTTTTGTGTGTGGTCGGAGGCCATATGATACGATCCTTGATGATTTAACTGAAAATGGTTTTGTTTGTTATTATGATAATAGCCTTGAACTCACTGACTTAGGAAAACGTGAATTAACAAGGCTAGTATCTATGGCAGGTTTAAAACCAGAGCAATTTACTGATAAAGCTTATCAGGACGAGGCTTTGGCCTCACCAGTTCATTAGAAGCCACTTGAGTACCCTTGCAGTGAATTAATACACTGTCATGCTGATTTTCCATTATAGCATACATAGCGGCCTTAGAATAGCTACAAGCATCATAGCTTGGAAACAGTATATTGTGCGTAGTTTGTTCACCTTGGACAAAATAAGTTAAGACCATAAATGTAAAATATTTAATCATTATTGTAATCCTGTCGGTTGAATATATGGAAGTTCTTCAGTAACCCAATCGTACATATCATCACCATTGAATTCTTGATCGTTCATTAAGATTTGTAAATTTTGAACCATTGCTAACTTTGGTATATATCGTTCTTTCTTTTTTCTTTTCCCAACTTGTTTATTAAAGACAGGTCGGGTTTTTGTAATTAAATCTCCTTCCATTTTAAATGCTTCATTAGAGTTGTGAAATTCTTCCACCATTATAAAGTCTACATATGGAAACCATGCTTTATGAGAATGACTTACGATCCTGTTGTTTATGTTGCTTGTGCATCCAATATAAAGAGGAATTATTTGCGAACCGTCTAAATTCGCATCAAGGCACATTACATAAACAAATGTTCCGTTGTATCCTCTTTCATATCTACATTTCCTTATTTCGTGAACTTCACAAAAGTTTGCAATACTTGAATATTCCTTAAAGGTTATACCGTATTTCATATTGTAATTTATCCATTCATTTTATAAAATTTTTTTGGGGAAGTTCTCTTACGCTTCCCCACGATCTCTTTCAATCATCCACGGCTCTACGGTTAAAGTAATTTGCGGTTTCTTTTTTCTCTCATCAATTCGGGTTGTTCCACCGCTATAAGATTTTTGAAAAGTTACACCTACTCTGAAAGCCAAAGTGCGAAGATTATTAGGATCAATACCCAATAAATTACCTGCATCTTGAATTGTCCTATTGCTGTAAGTAGAAAGTAATGTTTTTACTTCTTGGTAATGCTTATACTTTAATTCGGGATATGGTTTTAAATCTTTCATGTCTTCTTTACCCTTGGAAATGTTATATCGTTAGATTTACAGAAAAACTGAAGTTGTTGTTTGGATATTCCAAGAAGTCTTGCAGTTTCCGCTTTGCTTAAACCTTGATCAGAAAAGTCTTGAATAAGATTTAGCTTCTCTTCTTTTTGTTTCTTAATTAAATCAGACCATATTTCATTATTCATTTTTCATCTTTCTCTATCTCATCGAATATTAATTCTTCAATTGCATTCCCATAAAGCTTCTTCAGAGCCACAGAGAGCCTCTCAGAGATAGGGTTATTTGTTTTTGGGTTGCAGTAATCACCA